TACTTTGGGAACAAAAGTCTCCTGAAGGTTATTTGAAAATTTGTGCTGTGCTACAGAAGTTTATCGATCAATCAATCTCTGTAAACACATCCTACAACCCAAAATATTTTCCAGAAGAAAAGATTCCTATGTCACTGATGCTACAACATCTGTTGATGTTTTATAAGTACGGTGGTAAATGTCTATATTACTTCAACACCAACGACGGTGCCGGTGAAGTGGAACAACCAAAGCCAACGCTAGAAACTACAGCTGCAATTGATGATGAGAATTGCGACAGTTGTAAGATATAGGTAATATATAATGAAGTATTCAGTATTTGATATTACAAATAAGAAAAATCATCTTGAATCAAGATTATTTTTTGACAAAGCAACAACTGTTGCTCGTTACGACAAGCAAAAGTATTCATTTTTGGAAAAACTGACTGATAAGCAACTTGGCTTCTTTTGGAGACCAGAAGAAGTAGATGTTTATAGAGATGGTAAAGATTTCAAAAACCTTACTCAATACGAACAACATATTTTCACATCAAATCTGAAAAGACAGATTTTGCTTGACTCGGTGCAAGGTAGAGCACCCGCTATTGCATTTGGTCCAATCTGTTCACTGCCTGAACTTGAAAATTGGATTTTGACTTGGTCATTCTTTGAAACCATTCACTCTCGTTCCTATACACACATCATTCGAAACATCTACTCGGACCCATCTAAGATCTTTGATGAGATGATGGATATTGGAGAAATTGTAAATTGCTCTAAAGATATTAGCAAATACTACGATAATCTAATTCATTATAACAACATGGCCGAGGGAGATCCTAGAGCATGGGAAGGCAATGAATACAAGCACAAAGAGGCACTGTGGCTTGCTCTAATGTCTGTCAATGTACTCGAAGGAATTAGATTCTATGTATCGTTTGCATGTTCTTGGGCATTTGCTGAGCTCAAGAAGATGGAAGGCAATGCCAAGATCATTAAGTTTATTGCACGAGACGAAAACCTTCATCTAGCTGGCACACAGCAATTACTCAAAGTACTGCCACAGGATGATCCTGATTTTGAGACAATTAGGAATGAAACTCAAGGCGAATGCATTCAACTATTCGTGAGTGCAATGGAACAAGAAAAGAAATGGGCTAGCTATTTGTTCAAAGATGGTTCAATGATTGGTTTGAATGAACAGCTCCTTGGTGACTATGTGGAGTGGATTACTAATAAGCGTATGGCAGCTATTGGTCTGCCGGCACACACAAAGCAAGCTTCTAATCCTTTGCCTTGGACACAAAAGTGGATTAGTGGTGCAGAAGTTCAGGTGGCACCTCAGGAAACGGAAATATCAAGCTATGTGGTGGGAGGCATTGTAAAAGATGTTTCTCAAGATACATTTAAAAACTTCAAACTATAGGAGTATGAACAATGGGTTGGTCAACTGGATCCATTTTAATGTCTGAAATTGTAGAAGAACTAAAAAATAGTGGTCTAACTGTCGATGATCGATTGAGTGTGTATGAAATTCTCATCAATGCTTTTGCTCAATATGATTGTGATACGTTACACGAGTGTGTTGGTATTGATCGTGCTTATGATACAGCTTACAAATCTATCGATGATGATTATGAAGAATCAGATGATGTCATGGATGATGCACTAGAAGATTATGGTGACTATGAAGATGGTACGTAAGTAGCTCTTGCTTATTATGTCCTAAATACAGGACATAGACTAAGCAGTGAGCATTTATGGATAGTGAAAGTATTCCTTGGTTATTTGATGGAAAAATAGTAGATAATGAACATTGCCAAGAATATAGAGGCTTTGTCTATCTCATTACCAATCTCCTATCTCATAAAAGATATATTGGTAAGAAGCTCCTTAAAAAACCCAAATATAAAAAACCAAGAGGCAAACGAAGAAAAAAAATCTTAGTTGACTCGGATTGGAAACAATATTGGGGATCATCCAAAGAATTGCTTGACGATATTGAAAAGTTAGGTTACAATAACTTCAAACGAGAAATTATACGTTTCTGTAGGACTAAAGGCGAAACAAATTATTATGAAGCAAAGTATCAGTTTGAATATGGTGTGCTAGAAAGCAATGACTGGTACAATGGCCACATCTGGTGCAGAATACATAAGTCACATTTGAACAAAAAGCCCACGTAGTCCAATTGGCAGAGACAGGAGACTTAAAATCTCCACAGTGTCAGTTCGAATCTGACCGTGGGTACCATTATGGAGTATAAAATGTATTATACAATAATTGAAAATAACAAACCTTGTGCTGCAATTCACGAATCAATTATTACTCATTATTTGAATTGTTTGCATAAAAGAAAGATTGAATACATGGTCAAGGGTAGCAATATTCATTATAGAAAAAGATAATGATTTCTTCTTTGAACGATAGACATCGATTTATGGTACAATTGTGGTATAATAATTTTCTAATGGCCGTATTACCATATGATCAGAATCTAATTTTAGATACTGTTTTGTTGTGGCAAAAAAATGGTTATGTATCTCAAAATACAGAACCTGTACTCAAGGTAATACAAGTACCAATGCATTTTAGTGAGGAAAGTTAAATGGCTGTTATTCGTTTTTCTGATGAAGAAGTTTTTGATACTGATAGTCAGGAGTATCATATCTTACAAAACGCTGCTAACATGGTAAAGAACTTGCCCGGAGCTGCTGTTGAAATTGGAACACGTCGTGGTGGTTCAGCAAAAATGATTATTGATGTTTTGAAAGATGGTATTCCAAACCGTCCAATGTTTTGTATTGATCCATATGGCAATATTGAAATGATGATTACCAACATCAATCAGACGATGCATTTTCAGACTAAGCCTGAGCAGTTACAAGGGGATCCAATGTCGAAAGACGTTGCAGCAAACGTCCGATTACCCAATTGGTATGATAATACGATGCGCAATAGAATTATTCCATCATTATATTATTATGCATACCAAAATAATATGAATTTTCATTTCTTCTGTTTAGAAGATACAGAATTCTTCAAGCGTTATAGTGATGGTGTACCTGTTTATCAAGATTACAAAAATCTTTGCAATCAGTATGCGCTTGTATTCTTTGACGGTCCTCACGATAATGATGCCGTACAACGCGAGATTGATTTTTTCTTACCAAGAACTATTGTAGGCTCAGTATTCATCTTTGATGATGTATGGATGTACAACCATGATAAGTTTCATAACATTATGTTAGAGAATGGATGGGAAGCAGTAGAAACAGGTGCTGTTAAAATTTCATATAAAAGAGTACGATAATGAATACAAATCAATTGTTTCTAACTCAAGCAAGAGTAAACACAGTAGCCACAGACTCGTCATTCTCTGGGTCAACTGAGAATGTTATGCTATTAATTTGGGCTTTCACAGCTGCTCATGCTAGCGCTGCTTTTGAAAAGCAAATTCAATCCGAAGCCAATAATTCTACTAAGAAGAATATTGTTGGACCAATTACATGCAAACAAGCTATCTGGGCATCTGATCTAGTATAGGAAAATGAATATGATAAATACTCCATCTATTACAATTTATTCCAAACCCAATTGTTCCTTTTGCGACATGGCAAAAAAGATGCTAAAGCATAGGGACATTCCTTTCGAAGAAAAAATCCTAGATACACACTATACCAAACAGTGGTTGGTTGAGCAATACCCAAGTGCTACTGTGTTTCCTGTTATTGTGTGGGATGGTTTTTATATTGGTGGCAGCAAAGAATTACGAGAGAAGCTAAAAGAACAAAACTTGAATGAACAATTACTAACTGAATAGGTGATGAAATGTCTAGATATGATCGCAACCAAATTGTAAATGATCTCAAGCATTCTATTATTGAAGTGACATTTACAAAAGTAACTGGTGAGCAGAGAATCATGCACGCTACACTTGATCCTCGATACTTACCTCCAAATACCAACTTTGATCATTTAGATCAAGAACATTCTAAGCCTGAGCACAACAACATTGTTGTGTGTTGGGATTTGCAAAAGGGTGGTTGGCGTTCTTTCCGTATTGAAAACGTAACTTATTGTCAAGAACTTTCTGGCTTGTATTAGTAGGAGTATAACAAAAATGAACAAAACCTGGGGTTACCATCTTATTCTAGATTGTGCCAATTGCACACCCGATCTAATCAATAGTTATGACAACATTTATAATTTTACAAAGAAGCTCGTAAATGATATTGATATGAAGGCTTATGGTGAGCCAACGATCATTCATTTTGGTACGGAAGATAAGCAAGGATACACGCTCGTTCAGCTTATTGAAACTAGCAATATTGCTGCACACTTTGTCGAAGAAACAAGTACAGCATATTTTGACGTGTTCTCTTGTAAGCCATTTGATCCCTTGGTTGTTATTCGTCTTGTTAAGGAGTACTTTGGTGCAACAATTGTCAATCATATGTTCCTCAACAGAGACGCCAAGATAGAAACACAAGAGATTGAATTTAAGGAATTTTGGAACAAGTATTACTGATTGTTACTGATTGGTGGCATATAATGAAAATTGGTTTCACGTGCGGTGCTTTTGATTTAGTTCATGCAGGCCACATTGCAATGTTTCAGTATTGCAAACAACATTGTGATTATCTAATTGTTGGTCTCCATACGGATCCATCTATTGATAGACCAAGGACAAAGAATAGACCTATTCAAACTTCATTTGAAAGATGGTTGCAACTAACTGGTTGTAAATATATTGACGATGTAGTACCATATGATACAGAGCATGATTTGAATAATCTTTTGGGTATCTTGGATATAAATGTGCGCTTCATAGGTGAAGAGTATGCACACCAAGAATATACAGGTAAAAAGACTTGCAAGGATAGAGGCATAGATATTGTTTTTACTCCTCGCGCACATTCATATTCATCATCGGAATTGAGAACTAGAGTGAAAGAGGGACAATGACATTCAGTGATAATTTCTTTACAGCTGTAGCTGACGTAGCAAACACAATTGACAAAAATCAGATTGAGTTGTTAGCGGCACAACTTGCAGCTGTACGTACAAACAAAGGCCGAGTATTTTGCCTTGGTATTGGTGGATCAGCTGGCAATTGTTCTCACATGGTTAATGATCTTCGAAAGCTATGTCGTATCGAAGCTTATTGCCCAACTGACAATGTATCGGAATTGACAGCCAGAACTAATGACGAAGGGTTCAGCACAATTTTTGATGAGTACTTGAAGGTATCAAACTTCAATGAGAACGATTGCTTGTTTGTTCTTTCCGTTGGTGGTGGGAATAAGGAAAAGAATGTTTCCGTTGCAATCGTAAAAGCAATTGACCTTGCTTTGAGTGTTGGAGCTCCAGTAATTGGTATTGTGGGTAAGCCTGATGGCTATGCAGCTACTGTAGGTAAGCACGTAGTAGTGGTACCAACTCCAAACAGTGGTTGGGTAACACCTCTTTCAGAGGCTTTTCAGGCTGTTGTGTGGCATTGTTTAGTTTCACATCCCTCATTGCAGATTGTACAGACTAAATGGTAAAGGCGATCTTTTTCGATCGAGATGGAGTGCTGAACGATCTTGTTCAGCGTTCATCTTCATCTTTCACAGCACCTTGGCGAATTGAAGAATTCAATATTATTGAATCATCTATTCAAGCTGTCAAGAATGCTTCTGCTATGGGGTTTGCAACACTTTTAAGTCCCCCAGATGTTTATAGTCAACTTTTAATTTTAGTTATTCTTACTTTTATTTTTGAAATTATAATCTTTTGTTATACTTTATATTTTAAAAGTTTGAAATATTTTAAAATAATTAATATGGAAGCATATTAAAAGATATTAAAATACAGAATGTTAACATTAAATATGTTAAAGAAAGAGGTAAAAATGCTTTCCAACCTAAATTCATTAATTGATCATAACGATATCTAGGTAGTGCTGCTCTTATCCATATAAATAAAACAACAAAGAAGCATACTTTTAAACCAAACCAGAATGAACCCGGTATAAATCCTAAGATTTGAAAAGGAGGTAACCACCCCCCAAAAAATAAGATTACGTTAAGACAGCTCATTAATAAAATATTTCCATATTCACCTAATGAAAATAGTGCAAACCCCATAGCAGAATATTCTACATTATAACCTGAAACAAGTTCAGATTCTGCTTCTGGAAGATCAAATGGATGTCTATTTGTTTCTGCTAATCCCGAAACAAAAAACATTAAAAATAATGGGAAAAATGGAATTACAAACCAAATATTCTTTTGTGATTCGATGATTGTTTGTAAATTAAAGGATCCGCAGCACACAACTATTGTTACAAGAATAAATCCAATAGATACTTCATAAGATACCATTTGGGCAGCAGATCTTAAAGCACCTAAAAAGGGGTATTTTGAGTTACTAGACCACCCTGACATTATAATACCATATACTCCTAATGAAGAAATAGCAAATATATAAAGCATACCGACATTAATTTCTGCTAAAACTCCATATTTATCATATGGAATAATACCCCATCCCATTAAACTAATTATAAAAGTAATTAATGGTGACGCTATGAAAATGAATTTATTTGCATTACTTGGAATAACTGTTTCTTTAGCAAAAAGTTTTAAACCATCTGAAAGAGGTTGTAAAAGTCCATAAACTCCAATAACGTTTGGTCCGCGTCTTCTTTGGATTGCTCCTAGTATTTTTCTTTCCGCAAGTGTAAAATAAGCAACTGATATTAATAATGGCACTATTATTGCAAGAATTTTTAAAACAATACAAATTATTATAATCGGTCAATATGATGTTAAAATCAGCTTTGATTTCACGATGCTGAAATGCATCATCCAAAATTAACACTTCTAATTTGGGTACATCTTGAATTAATTGAGGAATGGCTTCAATTCTTCTTTCACATGCCACTACGGAAACATTAGGAAATTTTATATGAAACTGCATGGGCTCATCCCCAATTTCAAGAGCTGTTGTATTCGCATTTGCTAAAATATACCCTTTTG